ATTATAATCAGCTTTTACAACGATATCTTTTATCCATTGCAGTTCTGGCACTATTTTATTTTTGTTACGTCCCGTCTCTGCTCCGATGATTATCCAATCAACCTGTCGAAACATCACATTATGCTTAGAAACAATGTCCCCCATTAGTGGTTCAATGCTGACAAACGTATTGCATCCAGCAGGAAGATAATTAAATCTGTCAGCATCCGCATCACAGGTAATGGTTGTTCCGTACCACATATTTTCCAGTCCCGCCGGCACTCCAACTTCCGTATATCTCTCCGGATTCTTGGTGAGAAACAGGTAATTGTGAATTGGGTTATCCAAACAGGTTTCCATTACATCTCTGATCCATTCGCCTGGAACCCATTTCCCAAATATGTCAGCCATTGCTCCAACAAAAATGTTATTTCCCATTTTTAGCTTTTCCGGATAATCCATGCGGTACTTGTGATATGTAGGTTCAAATCCAAATGGATAAACCAATGTATTTCCCGTTTCATTTAGCATAGGTTTATCCAGAATGAATACATTTTCTGAGTTATCTGCCGCAGGCTCTGTTGAGTAATCTTTCTTCGCCATTAGATTCAGTCTTACATCTCCCGCAAATCTTGCTGTCATTCTTTTTGCGTAACAGTATGAGCAATTGTGCCGGCATCCGGTAATAGGATTCCATGTGTGATCACACCACTCAATTTTTGATTTATTCACAGCGTTCCTCCTTTCTGACATATCCAAGCTGAACTTCCTCTTCCCATGGAACATCTGAACAATTAACATGCTGTCCGCACTTACTACAATAATCCGGCTGATAATCTGGACCGGCATTGAGGATATGGTTACATCTAGGACAGATACAATACTGATGAAGCGTAATAACAAAGCCATACTTGTTGTATGTTCCGTGCTTGATTTTGGGTTTCCTTGCAATAAACTTCGGTATTATCAAGCTAGTTACCTGTTTCAGCATTTGTATCATCTCCCTCCACCCAATACTCTACAAAGTACATTGTCTGTCCTTTTCCTCCCGGCCGCTCTTTTCCAATCCTTACCGCATAGCCAGCTTTCACTAATAAGCAACAGAGGGAATTTCTATCCTCGTCATTGAGCTTCTGAAGTAAATTCTTTATTCTGTGTCTCTGATTGTCTGCCATTTATCATCCCGCCTTTCTTTTGGCATTCTTCTTGTTGTCACCTTGTATAGCTTCATTCATTTTCTTTTCAAATACTTTTACAAAGGCTTGAACATCTGCCGGCATTCCGCAGTTTTTAAAGCCTCTGCACTGAATAATTTTGTTATTTCTCCATTCCATAGTGAAATAAGATTTCTCTGGATGATCTGCTTTTCTGATGAAGAAAATATTTGTCTCTCCTCTTGCCACTCTATCGACATATCCTCCGACACAATGATGCAAAGCCTCGCCCTCCTTACGGATTTCATCTCCACTCTGAGGTACCACCAGTATCAAGCCTTTTCCCTTTATCTGGAAAGCATCTACCCCATCATTTCTGCTAAATATCTCTTCCATCGCTTTTTTTGTCTCGGCCATTTTCTTGGCGGCAAGTTTCTCTCTGCGTTTCTTTTCAGCTGCAGCTTTTTTATCTTGCAATGCCTTATATTCTTCCGCAGTTCTATCATGTACCTTTTTGAAATTGTTTGGCATGTAGATAAACTTGTTATCCAGATCGTATTTCAGCTCCCGGCACCATCCTATATACTCAAGCCAGTCATGTGCCATATTCTGTTTTCTCTCTATTCGTGGATCTGTTCTCTCTTTGTACCTGTTGTAGGAATAGCCCCACATGCAAGCATTCTTTTCTCCGATCGGGTATCTCTCACTTTCCTTGTCTATGTACCGGCAGAGCTTATGGAGCGATACCCTTCTGTTCTTCTCCTTCAGAAGATCTGTGTTGCATTCAAAGGTTTCGTAAAATTCCTTTAACTGCTCCGGCTTCATCTGGATATCAAGCTGCTGTGCCACCTGCAACAGTCGGAGTTCGTAATGATTGCCGTCTATTGCCTGTAGTGTCCTCGTATTGACCTTATTCAGCCCTAAGATTTCGTAGATGGTGTCAGCCTTATAATTGACCTTCCCCGTCATGTTCCCGCTGTAGTTGTAGCCTCTTACCACATCCTTTGCCAGCTGGTTCAAGCCCATTTTGCAGAACCACTCTAGCTTCGGGAATTTCAGATAAACATCAAGGGCATCCTCATATCTGAAAGCTGTGGTCGGGATGTTCTGTGCTAGAATTTCCAGTGCGGAATACTTCATCGGTGTGTGCTCCCATGCCTGTGGAAGATTTCCCGGATAGAGTATAGATTCCATACAAGCAATATTTCCCTCATCCGGAATCCAGCGAGAATTCCCTTTCTGGTGATACACTCCCCATTCATAGCTTTCTTTCATCAGCTTTTCGCCGAAGAATGTGCAGAAACAGCGGCTGTACTCATGCATGGTTTCTTCAATGCGTTTCTTACATATGCTGCCTGCTATCATTGCGTCATTCTTTATGTGTCTCCATGCTTTGAAGTACCGGAGTAAAAAACCTTCCTCCTGCCGATCCACATATATGAACCATCTTTCATCTACTATCTGGCATGGCATTTTCCCTCTTGCCTTATATGTCACTCTGCTTCCGCAGAAAGGACATTCCCCCTTTTCATTGTTCCGAAGTCTTATCCTGCTCCGGTCAACGATTCCTGTCTTCTGGCAGTGTGTACACTCAAATTCAGCCTTTCCCTTGGATGTCTCTTTATAAATTCCGTACCGACTGAAACTCATGCCATGCTCCCATACCCAGTCGGTAAAATCCTGTGAAGGCTCTCCTATCGGCTCCATCCGCAGATCAATCGGTGCAAGGACTTTTCTGTGTTTCTCTTCCAGTCGTTCTGCCTTGACCTTGTCCTGGAATCTGTCAATAGCATTCCATACGTTCTCGTCAGTGTCTTTGCGGTAAGCCTTGAAAAAGCTCTCCATGATGCCCTTGTCCTCTGCTGTCCAGATAAACACCTTTGGAATGTGTTCGCTTTTCCATGTTTTTTGATCCCATTTGTACTCCCACAGCCGGAAACCCTGCATATTATCAAATGCTGCTGTAAGCCATTTAACCTTTGACTGTGACAGGTCCTGCGTGATATAATCATCACTCGACAGAAATGTCCTAAATGCTGCTTCCGTTTTTCCTTTTTTGAGCTTCGACACCTCATAGAAATTCAGAAGCAGTATTTTGTTATCATCAACCAGCTCCGCAGTCACAATGTGCTCCATTCCGTCCAGTCTATCTGCCATTTCAACCATTTCTGCTGTTGCCTCTGGTCTAGGCAATGCAGACAGCTTTCTTTTTTCCATCGTACATCCCTCCTTACAGCCCCATCATTGAGAACAGATCCATCTGCCCTTCAAGTTCATTCGACCTCTTCTTAGGAGTTTCTTTCTTCTCTGGCTCTTTCTTTGGTTTTTCCGCCTTTGCTTCCGGCTTTGGAGCTTCTTGGGCTGCCTTATCTTTTTCAACCGCCTTCGCCTTTTTCTCTGCACGCTTCTTCATGCCGTCCAGGCGCTTCTGCTGATCAGCTTTCTGCTTCTTTTCTCTCTCCGCAGCTTCTTTAGCTTTTTTATCCTCCTCAGCCTTATCATCTTTATGGAAATAGTCCTCAGCCCATTCATAAACCACATCATCAAGAACTGCACAGCTACTACCTTTCGCCTGCTTTCTTGCCTGCTCGTAAATGTATTTGTAGCACTTCTCCCATGTCTTATGGTCTTGGCATACATCCGAAGCAAGACTTTCTGATTCCCTGCACCTTTCAATTAGATGTTTGATTATTGGATCTGCAAACGACTTATCCTTAGCCTTTTTCAATTGCTCCTGCAACTTCGTAACTGCCCCAACAACTCCGATATAAACAGAACTGTTATTTTTCTTTGCTGTTTCAACTTCCTCTGGTGTAGGCGCCGGAATTCCCTTCGCAATTTCTTCAAGGCTTGCTGTTCCCATTGGAATCATTTCATCTGTACCTATATTGTTATCAACCGCCTGCTCAAATGCCTGTTTCTCAATCCCTGCAATGGCTCTTCCAATCTCTGACTTCGGCTCTGTTTCATCCAGGCTTTCCATAGCCTCATATTCTTCTTTTAATCTGTCGTTCTCTATATCAAACAATGTGTTACCGTCAGCGTCATAGAATGCGGTTACTTTCTCTCTCTTTAATATCTTGTAGGTAGTATTCCCTACCTCAACTTCGCTCTTGCTATCTTCCGAAGAATATCCGTTTTCCAGATACTCAAGAACAGCTTTGCTCCATTCGTGTTCGTAATCTTGATTATCTCCTAATGCGTAGTGCATTACATTTCTACCTGTTTCCATAGGCTTCCTCCTTTTTATCGAAATCGAAAAACATATAAAAGTGCTCTTTTTCCACTGTTTTTTCGGTGGTTGCAGTTCCACCAAGACCGCCCATTGACTGGAACAATCTTCTCCATGTCCATATTTGATTTTGAAACATTGGCATATACCAGAGTTCCTGTCCCTCTTTTTCATTAGGGAACAGTACATGCCCCGTCAAAGGATTTGTAATCGTATCTGCTATACACACATATCCTGCACACCCCAAAAGTGAAAGCTGTATGTAACACATCATCCCGGTTATTCTGTCTATGTCCTGTGCAACAAAAACCACATGATTTTGAAAATTATGTTTACACTTTTTCATGGTATTTGCGGCAGCTATCAATGTTGCTCCTGCTCCACAAGCCGGATCGCAAATGGATAAGTAGCCTTGCTTTTCTATATGGCTGTCAACATCCTCACAGGTTATCTCAGACATCATCTTGCATACACAGTAGGGTGTAAAAAACTGCCCTTTCCAGTGATTTCCAAGATTAAGCTGCATATACATTTCTCCAAGGAAATCCTGTTCCGGATTTCTTTCCAGGGCTTCAACAATGATTGCAAGCATTTTTGCAGGAATCTCTACAGAACCAAGTCTCTCTATGCATTGTGCATATTCTTTTTCTCTGCTCTCATAATGCTCCGGGCTTCTGTCTGCCACATTACTTATTGAGCACGCTATAGCTGCCATCAAATCCGCCCAAACCTGCCAAGAGCTTCGTGAATAGCAGAGTTTATGAAATTCATTTAAGAATTCTTTTTCAGTTCCCTGTATTGCTTCACTCTGCTTCACCACCTAAAATCTTCCTCCTTATTTCTTCAAATTTGCGAGCCCTTTCTTCTCGCTGTTCCTCTGTGAGCGGTTTCGGTTCTGGTTCTTTCTCCTGTTCTATCCTTACAGGCTCTTTCTTCTCAACCGCCGGTACATACTGCTTTTGCAACAGCACTTTGTTTTTAGCGATGAAATCAGGAAGTGCATTTGTATTTTGTGCTTCAGCGGCTTTTTTCTCATAAGCCTCACGGAAGTTTGCCCTATCTGCAGTTGGATTTTCGCTCTGGCACAGCCTGCTCCACCCAAGATTTTTAACTACAGCCAATGTGAGCTCATCCATGGTTGCAAATGCCTCCTGCGGATGATACCACCCATAATCGGACATTGCTTTTTGGACAACTCCCCATGCTTCGTCAAAACTCAGAATTGGTGTTCTACATCTTTCCATACATAGCTTTCTGATTTCAGCTATGTTGGGTGGATAAATATTGGTGCAAATATGCTCCATGACAGCATTTTCAGCAATCTCATACGGAATATCTTTAAGTGTCATATACCAAAAATCCATTGAGGCATTATCTTCGAGTATTTTTGAAGCTGGATATGCGGATTTAATTCCGATTGCCAATGTCGCAAATTGCTGTTTATTCATTCGCCCACTCCCTTGCTCCTTGTGCAAACCGCTCTACCTTTGAGCCGCCGGCTGTCTGATTGTAAGATTGCGTATAACCAGGTGTTCCACCTCTGTTCTGAACCTTTGAAATCCAAGCGTTGATAAATCGTTTCATTCCTCCTGCTGTTTTCCGTTTTCTCGGATTAGCATCACACCAGCCTTTCATTGCCCTTAGTTCCTGCATAATGTCAACAGCAGGATATAATTCTGCGAGTTCAAGAACATAACTCTGTGTAATCGGGTATTCTTCACCAGTATTCATCATGATACCTATTACTGATGGCTCCGCAGCTACTGTCTGCTCGGAGCATATATTTGTATTGGTTTCCGATTCGGATTTGGATTCGGATTGGATTGGATTACGGACACATTTGTTGTCTGATGTTTTTATCTGCTGTCCTTTGCTGTCAAATGTCAGCAATTCACAATCCTCTGAAAATCCGGGATACTTACTCTTTTGATTACGAATTCTCTGATGATCCGCCCAAGTTACCAATTGCAGGTACGGTCTTCCCTGTGCCTCATACACTCTGACCAAGCCCACCGCCGACAACCTACCAAGCGCCTTATCTATATCTTTTTCCGTAATATCTTTCAGAGGAAAGCAGCTTCCCTTGATTATCTTTGCTCTTCCGTCGTATCTGCCGAAGTCGTCACAGGTTACAATCAATCTATAAAACAGAACTTCCTCGAACCAAGATAAAGAATCTATTTCTTCGCTCCTGCAGATGCTCTCCTTGATTATCCTGTTTGGCATTCGATCATCCTCCTTTCGGATGCTGGAGAGTGCCCCCCTCCAGCTCCTGACTTAATAAATTACCTTGCTACCATTTTCCGTTTTGACTACATCCAAATTCTGAGGGAATCTGGCTTTCATTGTCGGATCATGAGTGATAGCCATTATTTTAATGTTGCTGTATCTGCTCTGTATTGTCTCCAATGCGTCGCAATATGCCTGTATTCCGTCCCCATCCAAGAATGGAGGCTCATCAATAAAGAGCATTCCGAGCTGGATTCCTGCCGAAGATGATTTAATCTCTGCCAATGCAAGAATTACCGATAATGAAGACTTGACTTTCTCTCCACCGGATTTTGAAAGGTATGGAAGCACCGACTTACCATATTCCTCGATGTAAATATCCAAAGATACCTTTTCCTTTCCATTTTTTTGGAGTCTCTCCAGTCTGAACTCCACTCCCATTTTTCCGCCAGTCATCTGTCCAAGAATGGTATTTGCTGTAGCTGTCAGCTGCGGAATAATAGAGCGGATAATCTGATGTGGCACACCGCTCTGGCTAAATGCGACTTTCAATGTATCGTAATCAGCTGTCTCCTTGGCATATTCCACCTGCTTGTCCTGTAAAGCTGCAATATCCTGCTTCAGCTTTGCAATCTGTTCCGATTTCTGCTGTAAAGCTCCAATTCGCATCTGTTTTTCCTTTACCATGCTGTTAATGGCATTCACTTCTGTATCCAATCCGCTCACAATCGCCTGAGCCTCTTCCATTCCTGCCATAGCAAGTATCTCTTTATCAGCCTCAGCCTGTCTCTCTGCGATTTCATCATCGATACTGGTAATTTCTGCTGTCAACTCCAGAACCCTGTTCAATGCTGTTGCATTTCTTTCCTCTGCTACTGGAAGCATTTTTTCCTTTTCTACCCATGGATCAAGAGCAGTAATGGCACTAAGCACATGCACATGTTCTTCAAACGCTTTGGCATATATGTCACGCTCTGTTTCTGCCTGTGTGCCCTTTAATTTGACCTCAGCAAGCCTGTTTTCTGCTTCTGATATATTTGACTTTAAATGTTCCAAAGCAGCCTTAATCAAAGCGAGATTGCTTTCCCTCTGGTTGATTTTTTCGAGCTGTGCCACATACGGAAGCAATGTTGCACATTCGTTTTGCAGGACTGTTAAAGCTGCCGCATCATATCCTATCGCATCCATTTCAGCCTGTTTGTTCTCTATTGCCCATTTGCTCTTTGCAAGTTCGCAATCTCTGCGAGCGGCAATGTCTACATACAATGCTTCATGTACTTCCAGCTGTTCCTTTGCTTCGATGGCATCCTGCAAGAATTTACAATGTGCTTTCTCGATATTCACACATCCGGATTCATTCAATATTGCAACTTTCTTTTCAAGAAACTGCTTCTGCTCGTCCGCTTTCTGCTTCTCCCTGTCAAAGCTTGACCTTGTCTCGCTTTCATGGAAAACTGCCGCAGAGTATTCGGTTTTTGCTTTCTGGTATGCAACAGCTTTTTCCTGCATATCCTCTAACTCTGC